CAATGGCTTGCTTTCTGCTCATCTCTTTATCATTACGAGGTATTGATCGCTGACTTGCTAAGTGAGTCATGTTCTGGTTAGCCCTGCCATAAGTTGTAACAACAACACCGTTTACTACCTGTGTATGTACATTAGTAAACTTGTTTCCCTTTTCTTCCTCTTTCCACCACTGTTCCATCTTGTTTGTTCCTCCAGAAAAAAGCCTGCGGGCTTTTTTTTCTAACTCCTTAGTGAAATAATAATTCTATATTGTACTGTCCTATTATAATATTATTATAACATATAAATATTAATATGTATATAGAACCCGAAAAAAAACTTTTAGTGTGTGGCTGGGCAGCCTTGCAGAAAATAAACTTGTGAGGTCAAAATTGGGTGACCCAGCTAAAAGGTATCAGGAAAATATATTATATATATGCATCATGTATAGACTATAGAGTGTGAGTCCATCATGTAATTTAGTTATACTCATAATATGAAAATCAAAATCAAAAAAAATCCTTGGAAATACTAGGATAATAAAAGATAATTAGAATTAATTTTAATACTTAGTTTATACTTAGTTTTAAGGCTTGTTAGGGCTTGGATTAAGCTCTTAGGCTCTTACACTACTACAAAATTAAAAACCCTCTTAAAACGTCTTAAAATGGATTTAAACACTAATTAATTTTAAGCAAAAAAAAAGGGTAGCAATTAAGCTACCCTTTAAAAGTTTATCAGTTAAGAATTAAGCAGATTTTTTGTCTTCGCTTTTATCCTCGACCTTTGGAAACTCACCTATAAGACTAGAGGTATATTCTTCTAGACTAATTTTGAACCATTCTTCATTAAGTCCTCTTTCTAGACTTTCACTTCTTAAGAAATCAAGTTTAGTATTAAAATTCTCAATCCATTTTTCCTGCTTCTCTTTATCTAGTTTTGCCTTTTCCTCGTCACTTTGTTCTGGCTTATATTCTTTCTTATCATTAGAGGAAGCTTCTTTTAGAGAATTTAATCCTATTTCCGTAAACTCCCCATTATCTTCTCTATAACTATCTAGAGGATTAAAAGTATCTAGAGTTTCACTATTAACAAATAGATAATTATTAATAATGGTTAAAGACTTATTGACCAAATGCCACAAAGTAATGTCAGGATTTTTTCCTAATAGTTGGGTTCTAACAATGTCATTTCCATTGATCTTCTTAACTTTCTTTTGACTTAGGGTTTTTTCCTCACTTGAAAAAGTCCAGACTGTAAAACTCTTTTTTTCGCTTTTTTCAACAACATTATTTAAGTTACTAATTCCTAGACCCATAACTCCACTATCATTCATATAATGAAGAATTGAGGTACCTAGTTTATTTTCTTCCCTAACAAAACTTTGCAAAGAATTTCCTAGATTATCTAAATTAGATTTAATTGTATTTACTTCACTCATAATATTTATATCCTTATAATATTAAGTTTTAATATAAACCGTCAAAAAATTGACAGTATGAAATAGAATTATTTCTATTCCATGATCAAATAGTATCAGTTAAATGTTAATTTGTTAATAGATTATTAATATTTATTTAATTTTCTTTTAGTTATTCCAAAAAAAAGCCTGCGGGCTTTTTTCCTTAACCACTTAAAAAATAGATTTTTAAAATGAATACCATTTTTTAAAATGGGGATATTAAGCCACCTACCACCAATATCTATATATTTTTATGGAACTAGCGTGGGTAAACAGAGTAATCTCCTCAAACGAAGTCCCTGTTTTTTCAAAGTCAAACCCTTTTCTCGATCACATTGTGCCGACCTTGTACCCTTTATTTTTCACTTTTGTGCCTAGGAGTCCCAGAGGGGGGATATAATATATTTTGGAAAAAAACCCCCAGTGCTGTTGGGGAAGCCTGGGGGTTAAAGTCTATGGTTTGTTTCGGGGAGGTACCAAGGAGGGGGATCCTATGGATACAATTATAGCGACAAACCATAAACACTATAATCAAAACAAAAATAACTAATTACATAGTAATTAAAATCATAAGTGAAACTCAAGGGTGGTAAGGCAGTTATTTATAGGTAACTCCTTACCTTACCCTAGAAGTATATTAGTAGTATTAAGATATTTAATATTACTCTGTAATACTTCTTAAAGAGATCTGTTAATTACCATAAATCCGTCTCTGTGTCAAGGGGTGCCGCAAAATGTAACAAGACACAAGAAAGGTGGGATCTGCGTTGGGTTTTCATAATCCAACAGACCCAACACAAGTTACACAAGTTACACACACGTAACTGTAACTTATGTGCCTTAGAACATTATGCATTTGGTAATGATTCTAACCAGCGTTCAGCTTCATCAATCGGAATAAGTGTTTTCCTTCCAAACTTTTTTACTGCAATTTCATTATTCTTTATTAGTTCATATAACTTTGTTCTACCAACTCCATAGGCATCTATGAACTCAGAAATTGTAAGTACTCTTTTTGACAAGGACATTTAATTAACTCCTAAATGTTAAGTTTGTATTCACGATCATTCGTGAGGATTTATTATCTGTTATAAAAAAAAGAGATCAAGTTATACTACCCATCATTATTAAGAAATTTGATTCATGAAATGGTGGGTAAAAACTGCGGAAATCCTCAAATGTTATGTTTGAAATTAAAAAGAAGTGTTTTTATTCGGGTTTTAGTATACATTGTATTTTTTTAGGAGAGAGACATGAACAAATTAAAACCATTGGAAAAGAGTCCTGATATTCAATCCCATTTTGATTTAGCCATAAGACACCTTGATAAGGTGCGTATGATCATGCGGGATTCAATCCTGCATAATAACACGGATATTAAAAATATAGATGAGATTGACAAACTGATTATGGATGTTTTCTTATTGCAGATTAAATGTAAAAGAGGAGGCGTGTATGTCCAAAAAGAAAAACTGGATCAAGGACGCAATAAAGAAACCGGGAGCGTTCAAGAAGAAAGCCAAGAAAGCAAAGATGTCTACGAAAGCATACGCAAAGAAAGTGACGAAGAAGAAGAGCAAAGCATCCCCGAAGACGAAGAGACAGGCTCGTTTAGCGTTAACCTTGATGAAAATGAAAAAGTCATAACAAAAAAATATGATTACTGAAAAAGAAGAGCAGCTTAAAAACCATCCTAAATATCCAGAGTTGGTTAAAGCAAGAAGAAGAAGGCTTGCTCGTGAGGGGTATATGGATTTTGTAAAGACCGTATGGCCATCCTTTATTGAAGGAGGGCATCACAAAGTCATGGCAGAATCTTTTGAAAAAATTGCAAAAGGTGAATTAAAGCGCCTGATCATCAATATGCCACCCCGACACACAAAATCTGAGTTTGCCTCTTACCTCCTTCCAGCGTGGTTTTTAGGCAACTATCCCGAAAAGAAAATTATTCAGACGGCACATACAGCGGAACTCGCAACAGGATTCGGCCGTAAGGTGAGAAACCTTTTTCAGGACGAAGCCTTTAAAAACATATTTCCCGATGTCAGTCTTCGCTCAGACTCAAAGGCTGCAGGAAGATGGAACACCAACAAAGGCGGTGATTACTTCTCCATTGGGGTAGGAGGTGCCGTAACGGGTAAAGGTGCTGACCTCCTTATTATTGATGATCCTCACTCGGAACAGGACGCCCAGGCAGGAGCATATAACCCTGAAGTGTTTGATCGGGTCTATGAATGGTATACATCAGGTCCTCGTCAGCGTCTTCAGCCAGGGGGAGCAATCTGTATTGTGATGACCCGCTGGCATAAACGGGATCTGACAGGTCAAATACTCAAATCTTCTATACAAAGACAAGGCGCAGATGAATGGGAGATTATCCAGTTCCCGGCACTCATGCCGTCAGGAAGGCCACTCTGGCCTGAGTTCTGGTCAGAAAAAGAATTAATTTCTCTCAAAAACGAACTTCCTATTCCTAAATGGCAGGCTCAATACCAGCAGGACCCAACTTCAGAAGAAGGTGCGATTGTCAAACGGGAGTGGTGGAAAATATGGGAAAGAGAAACACCTCCCCCATGTCAGTTCATTATTCAATCATGGGACACTGCTTTTCTCAAAACACAACGCTCTGACTTCTCAGCCTGTACTACATGGGGTGTGTTTGTAAATGAAGAAACAGATAATCTGGAATTAATTCTTCTTGATGCGTATCAGGAACGTCTTGAGTTTCCAGAGCTGAAAAAGATAGCGTTTGAATATTATCAACAATGGCAACCCGATGCATTTATTGTAGAGGCAAAAGCAACAGGGATACCCCTTATTTTTGAATTAAGACAGATGGGAATCCCAGTTAGTGAGTTTACTCCGTCACGAGGAAATGATAAGATTGCACGAGTTAATTCGGTTGCAGATATTTTTGCTTCTGGAATTGTATGGTGTCCAGAAACAAGATGGGCAGAAGAGGTGGTCGAACAGTTTGCATCTTTCCCGTCAGGCGATCATGATGACCTTGTGGACTGCAGCACACAAGCAATTATGAGATTTAGACAAGGCGGTTTTATCAGGGCAAGCAGTGATGAGGAAGAAGAACCCTTCTATCCAATGCAGGCTAATTATTATTAAGGACAAAAAACAATGGCAATCGTTAAATCATTCCCTCAAGAGCAGGGAGAAAAAGCAGAGGAAAGCAATATAGAAGTTGCTGTTCTCAATCCTGATGCCGTTTCAATTGAAACAGAAGATGGCGGGATTATGGTTGATTTCACAGGAGGTGTAGAAGAAAGCTTCGGCACTCCATCCCACAATTCTAACCTTGCTGATTTTATGGAAGATCAGGATCTTTCTCTTTTATCAAACGATCTTATAGCAGCTTATGAGGCAGACAAGTCCTCCCGTAAAGAATGGGAGTTGACTTACACAAAAGGCCTCAACCTTCTTGGGCTTGAAATCGAAGAGCGCACACAACCGTGGAACGGTGCCTGCGGTGTATTCCACCCTGTCCTGACGGAATCCATTATTCGTTTTCAAGCTCATTCGATCATGGAAACATTTCCCGCTGCAGGGCCTGTTCGCACCCAGATCCTTGGACCCATCAACCTAGAAGTTGAGAAACAAGCAAATCGGGTCGAACAGGAAATGAACTATCAGGTTACGGAAGTCATGACTAACTATCGTGCCGAACATGAGCAGATGCTGTTTAACCTTCCTCTCGCTGGCAGTGCCTTCAAGAAAGTCTACTATGATCCCGATATGGGACGGCCTGATTCTGTCTTTGTCCCGGCAGAGGATCTTATTGTGTCTTACGGTGCGTCAGATCTCAGAACCTGCGGTCGCTACACCCATGTCATGAAAAAACAAAAAAATGAATTGCGTAAGCTACAGGTTATGGGGTTCTACAGAGATATTGATCTTGAAGAGCCAGAAGCTGACTACAGCGAGATTCAAAGAACCTATGATGATATTCAAGGGGAAGACCCAACAGTAGATTACGATGATCGCTACACGATCCTTGAAATGCACGTAGACCTTGATCTTATTGGCTATGAGGATGAAGAAGACGGTCAGCCAACAGGAATAGCTTGTCCGTATGTTGTCACCATTGAAAAACAATCAGGTCAGATACTGGCTATTCGTAAGAACTGGATGGAAGATGATCCAAAGAAAATGCGTGTTGAGCATTTTGTCCATTACAAGTTTATGCCGGGTCTTGGATTCTA